AAATCAAAAATGCTGAACACGAAGAAGATGAAAAAGAAGATGAAGAAAAAGTAGAAGCACAATATGTAACCAGAGAGGAATTTCGTAAAGAAATGGATGACTTAAAAGAGCATATTGATAAAATGATGGATCATAAAGATAAAGAAGAAATGTCATCTGATGTTCAAGAGAAAGTATCTTTAGCAGTTACAGAGGTGTTAAATAGTGAAGCAGAAGAAAAAGAAGCTCTTAAAGAAGAGTTATCTAAACCTGCTGCCGAACCATTAAAACATACACCAGAACAAGGCAAGTTTGAACACAAATTTAAGTTTGCACAAAACAGAAAATTATCAACTCTAGATAGAGTAATGGAAACTTTAATAAATAAAAATTAATAAATTATGGCAGTATTAACACACATAAGCGATGATGTAATGAGAATTTTTGATGACTATGAATTAATTTCAGCATCAGGATCATTAAATCTATCGGACTCTGGAAAGGTATTTAAAATTTCTGGAACAGGATATACAGTAACACTACCTTCGCCAAGTGCAGGGTGGAAAGCAAAATTTATTGTATCAGGCGCATTTTCAACAGACTTTGTAGTACAATCACCATCAGACAATAGAGATACTATTAATGGTGGAGTAATTGTAAACGGAGCAATCGTTGAAGCCGATGCAGTAGATAGAGTAACATTTGAAGATGATGCAGAAAGTGTCGGTGATTATATCGAGATACATTCTGATGGCACAAGTTATTTCCTATGGGGAAATGGTAACGCAGCTTCATCAATTTCAGTTGGAGAATTATAATAATTAAATAAATAAAAAGAAAAAGATATGGCGACTACAACTTCGATAACAACTACTTATGCAGGCGAATTTGCTGGTGAATATATAGCAGCAGCTTTACTAAGTGGTGTAACGTTATCACAAGGAGGGGTTTCAATTAAACCCAATATTAAATTTAAAGAAGTGATTAAAAAGCTATCAATG